AAACTTAACATCTCCATAAGACCATTTGCTCTCAAATACTGTTATTATGTCTGTTAATCTTGTTACTGCCATTATTGTAGTGTTATATTGTTTTTATTGTGTATTTTTTCTTGAACAGCAACTTCATAGTCATTTTTAGCAGTATTCCAACTTAAATAAGTTAAAACCTTATATAAGTCAGTTTTCTTAACACTATCTACATGATTTAATCCATCCATTTTAAATACTTTTTTTTCTGCAACCATATACAGGCTATTTAGCCATCCATATGGTTTTATGAACTTGTTGTAGAGTCCAATTGTAGAAACTCTGTTTTTGCCTGTTCCAACTCCTCTTCTGTTTTCCCCAAAAACATTTGGAAAGTCCTTGTTAATTTTACGCTTTGCATTGTCAAAAAAAAACTGAACTCCCAAACGATGTCCATTGTCAATTTTTTGAATTTATCTGTTTTGGAGGGGATAACATCATCGTCATATTCCTCATCTGCTCTTCTGCATAATATTGCCATTTGCTCTGGCAAAACATCAAATCTACCATGCTTCATCATTTCTATTGTGCTATCTAAGTGTGTAGACTCAATATAATCACCAAAAGTGTTTCTTCTTAAAAATTCTTTTGGAAAAAAGTACACCTCATCTTCAAACTCAAATCTATCTATACCTTTTGGCTTATATTCTTCTAATGCACCAGAAAAAGCAGTAATAGCAGCATTTACGCTGTCTAAATCTAATTGTTCCATGTCATTTTGAGATAATCCAGTTAAATACATGAAAATATCTCTATTTAACTTTAAAGACTCCACTTCTGAGTGTTCTGGCTTAATAATATTACCTTCTTCGTCTTTTTGGTTGTACTTATTGATTATTGCATATAAACCACACCAATATTCTAAAGTCATGTCTTTCCATTCTGTTGGAACGTCATATTCTTTGTCTTGAATTTTAATTTGTATCATTTTTTAATTATTAGTTAACTGATTGTCAAAAATATCTTTTAATATTTGCTTTTTTTCTGTTTCGTCTATTAACACATCTGCCAATTCACTTGTTATGTTCTCACAATTAAATCCAATCTCCTCTAAACTGCTTTTTAGTTCTGAGTCGTTTTCGCCATCTTTTAGTGCAGTTAAAAAACCAATAGAAGTATAAAACAACATATTTGGTATTAAAAACAAAAATTCTGCTACAGCCCCCTTCTCGATATTGCTTTTATCTATCATCGTAGCATGAAAATTGTTAGAGTATAGGTATATTGAATTTAGTATAGTTAAAAAATCTTGATACTTGCCAGTTTCTGTGTTTTCAGTAGCAAAATACATTAATTTTTTAATTGTTTTCAAATAACCCTCTATTATTTGCTCATGCTCGTCATTTAGGTAAATAATCTCAATATCTTTCATAATTTTTTGATAATTATTCAAAACTCAACAAATTTACACTCATTACTCTAATTTTTTTCATAATTTTTAAACAAACTGAAAAATTAATTAAAATAAACGATTTTACCTGTTCCACTACCCCAAATCTCCTTATTTACTGCCATAACTAAGCAATCTACCATATCATCATGCTTTGCTGAGGGAAATTTAGTTAATTGGTCTAAAAACTCTTCATTCCACTTACCACTAAGCAAACTTACTCTACCACTCTCTAAAGATGCACTAATATCACTTACTCTTGCTACTTTGTCTTTAGTTGGTGGTTTATCTTCTTTTACATTTAGTCCAGTTTCTCTTACTAATGTTTGCACTATAGACTTACCAGACGCCTTTGGCTCTACATATATTCTACTTTTATTTGTGTAACCATTCTTTTTTACCCACTCTGGTATAAATTTTACAAGTTCAGGAAACTCTTTTCTAACATTAACACAGTCTACTATTTGCCATTTGTTCTCTACGTAAGTATACGCTAGTAGTGCTGAGGGGTCGTTCTTTTGATTTGCAGTATACGCTGGGTCTATAATAAAATTTACTGTTGCTTGTTCTTTTCTAAATCTATCTATCTTAAACCAATCTCTATGTATCATCCCACTATCTAGGGGTGTTGGCGTTTGTTGTAGTTGTCCAGCATAGCCATAAGTACCTAAAGCGTTTTTATAATCATCTAAAACTTTTTGACTAAATCTTTCTTCCCAAAACAAACCATTTTCTTTGTTATAAAATTGAACTAATGATTTTGGTTTAATATTTCCATCATGACTTGTTGCAGGTATACATATATGCTTATATCCAAGTCTTGTTTCTTTGTCTAACAAGAATCCACTTAAATCTTCTTCATGTACTCTTTGCATAATAATTATTCTCACCCCAATATCTGCTTGATTAAGTCTTGAGTAAAATGTTGTCCTATACCACTCATTTGCATTATCTCTTTCTGTTGCTGAGTTTGCCATTTGTGGTGATAGGGGGTCATCAACAATTAGGAAGTCCCCACCCTGACCAGTTACTGTACCCCCAACAGATGTTGCTCTTCGCATACCGATATGATTATTCTCATATCTTTCTTTTAGGTTTTGGTCTTTTTTAATAAAGAAAACATCAGACCATCTTTTCTTAAACCAATCGCTAAATATTATATCTCTTGATTTAGTTGATAGTTCTATAGACAGCGTTGCAGAATAAGAAGATGTGATAAATCTTAGTTTTGGTGATTTTATCCAAGCCCATACTGGAAACATAACAGTTACTATCAAAGATTTTGTACTACGAAAGGGTACGTTAATAATTATATCTTTTGTTTTTGGCTTTTGTGCTATTATTCTCTCGCACTCTGCTTGCAATACATCGCATATATATTTATGATGCCAATTAGTAGATAGTGGT